ATAACTTGAACCCACACGCCTACCTCTTTATCGTAGTACATTTGCCTCCCTTTTATGATGTTATCTGTGAGAATCACACTGTTTCCAGTGTGAATCCCGCTGACTATGCCGCTTCTGACCACTCTTCCATCTTGGCAATTCTCTCGATAGTCTGATTGAGTTCGCCGATTGCGTCATATGCTTCCATGACTTGATCTCGCGCCTCATCAGAGTGCTTCTCGATATCTGCCGTGGTTTTCTCGATAAGTTTCTTTAACTGCCAGATACTTAGCGATGATTCCACCTCGAAGTCGTACCATTTGCGGGCATGAAGTGTAACCATATCAAACTCGAACTCAGACTTTTTTGCTTTTTTGAAGCGTAGGTTTTCTTTGTCCCAGTTGACTTGGCATACCTCCGACACGAAGCCTATAAGTTTTTGCTTATTAACTCCGTCGCACTTTGTAATACCCTTCACAAGCATAGATAGATATGTACTATCGCCATGCTCAGAGTAGTGCCATGCGGACGAAACGAACAGTTCTTGCACTTTATCTTGCCACTTAAGTGCTTGATTTACTGCGCGTTTGATTGCCGTGCCGAGGTCTTTTCCATTTTTGATGATTTCCATCGTTGCGGTGCTCCGTTTTTGTATGAATCACGGAAGTGTGATTCTCACAAATAACATTATTCCCCTTACCATATCAGTCCCATATTTCAGGTTACGGACTAGGCTCGAGAATAGTGCTGATCACTAACTCTGGCTCGAGCCCCGTTAAGTCCCCTACGCTTTCGCGAACATTCCTTAACGGTATAACATATAGCCTCATTCGGTCTCATCCTCCCCAGTCCATCGCTTTCGCGTTTAGTCCAATTTACTCGTTAGAGTAACTGCGTGGTTATCCTTACATTCTGGATACCTGACGTTCTGGGTAATTAGTGGGTTCAGTCTCACATTGTAGCCTAGGTTTAGCGTTTGCTCCCTATCCCGTAGGAATTATGGGGCGCTACTCGACCGAGGTCGGCAAAGGCGTAGCGAATCTGCTAACATTGCCCGTCGCATCATGGGTATGATCGCTGTTTTTTTGCTCTGGCGCAGTCCGATTTTTACACTCTGGCGTTTATCGGAATCTCTCGTTCGCCGTAGACCGCGACTTCTTTAGCGATCTTGGAAAGGTCTCTCGTTTCCATGCATTTAATATAGCGCATCTATACCCGAATATCAAATTGACTACCTGTATAAGCACTTTCTAATATACTTACCCTGTAATATAAGCATATTCAAATATTCTGAAGGTACTCCCAGAGGCGCGTCCGAGCGATCCAGGTTCAGGAGTCCCGGTCCACCCGCCCATACATATAAATAAAAAAAGACATTAACACAACATTAAGCTGTTCCCAAGAGTTTATTAAGCTTTAGGTACCCCTACGTATAGGTTATTCTTTGTATATAGCTAGGGAGCATGTTTTTAGTGTTCCCTGGAGGTATAGAATTGAAATTGGATGGGGGTATATCTATTGGTTATTGTCCCCTTATGGAATATTATATTATGTTTACCTATATGGAGTATTGTCATATCTGGCTTAGCGGCAAAATTTTGAAAAGTGCGTTGCGTGTAGGCAGTGTCCGGGGCTAAGAGACCTAGAAATTTTTGATTCCAAATTTTTTGGGGGGGTATATTTTTTATAAAAAGTTATTCAAAAGTTATACACAGGGTTATCCACAGGTAAAAAGTAGGTTAAATGTATGATTATAAAGGGTAATTGAAAAGTTATCCACAGATAACCCCCTCCCTTATTATAATATATATATATTTATATTACTATATGGGCAAATCTGGTAAGGATTTTCTTAGGTGCCTGGCTAATAAATTTGCTAACAGAATAAAAGTGTGCACGTTTACCCCCCCAATATGCTATAATATAAGTAATGAATTTGGGATTGTACCAGCACATCTCTCCCCTCCTTGTTGAGGGTCCCTTCTCCCTTCTGTTGGTACAGTCCCACCTTACAGAAGTAGATCATAATTAAAATTTAACAAAGGATATTTAAAATGGCATACGGCGATCCAGAAGCAGGCGGTAAATCAGCTCCAGGAGGGAGATCTGGCAAAAGTGGTCAAAATACTGGTGGAAGACGCGGGACTCAAAGTCTTGCCGGACAAGGAACAGGAAAATCTGTAAGAGGAATGAAAACAGGATCCTCATCTAATAGCGAAAGACCTTCTGCACAAAAGAAAGGCAGCGTAATGCGAGAGGCAACTTGGAATAACATGACCAAAGGTGCTCGTATGCAAAACTACGGCACGACATCATACGCAAAATATAAAGCAGGAAAGAAAGCTTCTAATATTAAAGGAACTGCAAAGTCAAACCGTCAAATGAGGGGTACGGGAAAATAATGGCTGTTAACCCTGTAAAACGTAGGGAAGGCAAGGTAGTACACAACAGTGTGTGGACCACAGCAAACAAGAAGAAAGTAATTGAGATGTTTGCTTGTGGGTCTACCGTTGTTGAAGTATGCAGGTTCCTTGGTATTCATAAGTCTACGTTCTACCGCTGGCTAAAAGACGAGAGAAAGGGTGATTTCCAGCGCACCATTGAGTTAGGTATACAAGCTTCTGAAGCTTACTGGATACAGATAGGTAGGGATAACCTAGAGAATAAATCATTTAATACATCACTATATGCATTCATGATGGTTAATAAGTTTAACTATAGATCCACATATTCTAAACAGGAAGTAGAAAAGAAAGAAACAAAGACTACAACTGTCGAGGTTAAGAAAGCTGTTGATGTAGAGTCTATAATTGATAAACTAAACGAAAGTATGAAGGAGGAGGAGCCAAAGCTCCTTAATTAATATGCCTAAAGTCGGAACTAAAAAATTTGCTTACACTAAAGCTGGTATGAAAAAAGCCAAACAATACGCTAAATCTTCTGGAAAGAAAGTACAGAAGAAGGCTCCAAAAGGATACTAAGATGGCTAGCACAGGCGGCGGTGGAATGGGAATGGGTGGCGGACCAGATTCCGCCCCTGGAGGATCTAGCTCATCGTCAGGAACTGGTAACGCTCCAGGTGAGGGAATGGGAGCTGATGCATTTGGAGGCGGAGGAGGATCTAAAGATACCAGCACTGTAGAAGGTTTTAGAGCTGCTCTTGCTAAAGCTATGGGAGCGACAATAGAAAACAATGTTGACAGAGAAGCTTTTGATGCGGAAATGGAAGACGCGGCTAATAACAGAGCAATAGCTGCAGCAGTAGAAGCAAGAGATAAAGCCGCAAGAGAAACAAAAGAGCAACAAGAGCGTCAAGCAATGATGGATCAAATTGATGCTATGCAAAACAAAACTAATTTTGCAGATCCAACTAAAGCTCCTAGTCAAAATATAAATGATGTAAACCCTAACGACCTTGGAGTTAACCAGGGAAACATTGGTGTAGATGTAGACGACCGTGGTCTTCTAGGTGCAGCAATAGATGATCCTCAAGGAACTCAAGAAGGTCTTGATGCAGAACAAGAAGCAAGGGATGCAATAGGGAGATCTCAAAGGTCCGCTCAAGAGCAAGCGATGAACAAGGCTGTTGCAATCGGAGCGCAGAGAAACATTTCTAGACAAGATCAAGAAGAAGCAATAGATAAAGCTTATTACGATGATCGCACTATTGATCGTCAGAAGCGAGAAAATATGAAGGCCATTCAAGATAGGTTTGGGTTTAGCCCAGGAAACCCACATATGGAAAAAAATCTTGATTACGAAGCAAGAGAGTCTTTAGCAAGCCATCCTGCTATGAGAGATCCAGCTTTTAGAGAGCTTGCTTTTGACTTGGTTGACATAGATCGAAGAACGGCGCCAGCAAATTCAACAGTAGAAACTATTATGGGATATGTAATGAAAGCTCTTAATCCAGCTTTAGGATTTGGAACAGTTATGAAAGGCATACTTGAAGCACTTGGATTTAACACTAATCTAAATATGGGGCAAAGAGCTATAACTGCTGCAATAACCGCTTTTGAAGGCGGTATTCCTGGTCAAAAAGGAGCAGGAGGTTTAATGGAAGGAGAGAGAGGCGATTCTTTTGGAGATGAACAAGCTATGAAAGCGTTAGAAAAAGTAGCTCCTTGGACAAAGGGATTAAATCAAAGACAAATTGAATATTACTTTGCTGATGGAAACGAAGAAGAGCTTGAATGGGTTACAAATCTTTATAATCAGATGAATCCTGAATGATAGAGTTTATAGCTATAGTTTTAGTTGTAAATATTTTACTAATCGGTGTAATATAATAGGTGTACAACATGGAGAAAAAAATGGTAGGTAATCAAATTAGAGCTATGGATAGAATGTTTGAGCGCATGATGGGTATGACGGGACACCGTTCACCACTTGCAATGGTAGAATCAACAATGGACAGGATGGAGTCGATGCTTAGCTCGATTCCAACCAACAGTGAAGAGTTCACGGTATGGAAGCTAACTCCTACGACGTATAGGACTGAAGTTCAAGAAGATGGTTCCATTCTGTTC